GGTACTCGCGGCCCGGCTTTTCAATAGCTGTCTTGCTACGTGATACCTGAGCTGCCAGTGAAGCTACCCGAGCGCGGCCCTTTGCAGTGGTCAGGTCAGGGACTTCATTCACAGCCTGCTTAATCTGCTCAATGTACTGATCGAGACCATTCGGCACATAAACCGCCGGCGCTTGTTCCGGCTTAATTTCGAGTACTGCGATATCCGTTGTTTCGCTCATATTCCTCTCCTGTGGGCATAAAAAAGGCCTCCGGAGAGGCCAAGCTGAACAATAACGGCCAACGCCACCTTGTCTAAAGCGCGTTGGTTGATGACTGGGCGCCATCGTCGAGCTGAATCAGTGAATCAGCTCTGCGATGCATCCAGTTACTTGCCTAGCGCCTTAGCTATGGCTGCGCGGGCTTTTTCCTGCCATGCCACCGAGTGAGAACCCGTTACCCCAAGGTTGGCTGTTATGACTAAATCAAGTAGTTCAGGAGCTGCTGCAAATAGGGGTCCGTTTGAGAAATCTTCCTCTACGCTGGTCATGTAAGAACCGACAACGCAGACAACATCACCATTATCAGCAACTACCACCTGCCCACCGTCACCATCATCTTCATCGAATATCCACGGCCCCGGCGTACCTTTAAACTCGCTCATCCTTCCACCTCTCAAACTGGTCTTTGTTCATCTGCTGGCTGATTACCTTGCCTGCAAATACCCCTTTACCTTCTGTTAAATCAGCGCGCCAATGACAGCCACAGGCCATCTGTGTGACGCGCCATTTACCGTCTTTGCGGTCGACTATCATGGTGTGCTCCGGGCATAAAAAAGGCCGCCTGGTGGCAGCCTGTTAGTGAAATCTCACGCACCCGTTGTTGGATGCCATATCAAATGCAGCCCTCCAGTACTGATAGTTTTGGTAAAAGTCACCGCCTTCCTTTTTGGCTTTTGCGTCAAAGTCAGCAAAGTCCCTTGCCAGTTTCTCGCTAACTTTCGTACCAATTACACCCTCGCAATCACTGAAGTTTATCAACTCATAAAAAGGGCCATTACCGGCAGCTAATGCTCCTGCAAAGTGGCAACTTTCAACACGTCCGTATTGAATTTGTTCCGCCAGGAGATAACCGGCAATATCAGCCAGTTTGTCCCGCCACCAGTAATGACCTCCATATCCAATGCCATGGCCAGTGCAATCTTCGTATGAATAGACTGCACCAGTTTCAATTTCATCTGCGCGACCCGTGAAGTCTGGGTTAACCCATGGTGTGAACCATTCGCTATCACACGGCAATTCTTCGCGAGTTTTATTGTCGATAGCTTCACCGTCGTCATTGATGAACGCATCCAGCTTCTTAATGCCCCTATAAGAGGAATGCTGCATCCGCGCATCTTCTGGCGGGCATTCGTTAGCTGTCCGTAAGGGTTATTCACCTTCCGGTACTCAGGATTCTCGCGAGTCACAAACTCAGGATCAGGCTTACTACGCACTCCAGGTGCTGTTACTGCTCTCAGAACCCGGTCAGTGCAGCCAGTCACTGATGTATTGCGCTCAGCTGCACGTTTAGCCCTGCGGCGATTTCTGGCGTTATCAGAGGCCAGATAGGTCATTACGATTGTCATACTTACCTCCGGTAATTGGCTTAGGTGATTGGATGGCCGGCGCTGATCTCCGGCTTAGGGCTTCCACCTTTTCATGACGAGTTTGAGACCGTGGAGCGTCTTCCTCAGTGCGGTTGCCCGCCACCAGTAAACTGGCGTTCTGTGGTCCATCGTCTTTTCAGAATCGCGTCTTAACCAGATCGGGATACAGGCACGTACTCTGAGTGCAGCAACTGCACATTCATCCAATCCCAAAGCCAACTTCACTTTGGTTCCCCGCATTTCGGCGGGAACAAACCCCATCAATGTTAAAGAGCATCGGCTTCCTGCCGGTCAGTGCGTCCTGCTGATGGTATAAAGAATACTATCGGTATTTATTATTGTAAATACTGCGGGTATTTATTGTTGATGTAAATCTAAGATGTTTATGAATATTAAGGGTATTTATTTTTTATTCCGCAGGAAGACGGCATCTCATGGAAGGTTTTGAGCGGGGTTCAACTGAAATGCAGGCACAAAAAACCCGGCGCGGAGGCCGGGCTGTGTGAAGGGGGATGTTAGCTCTTATGCTTAGATTCGTTGATAAGCATGATGAGCTTTTTCCTTTCTTCTTGACTAAGTTTAGTTACAGGTTTTGTAGGCAGTTTATCTTTCATACAAATCTCCTTAATGGTGAGTGCGGAACAATGCTACGAAACTTGCTCATCAGTATGATGTTGTCACTATGGCATAGCCTCAACAGGTACGCTAGCTGATATACTCATTAATGATGAACAGAAGCATCGGAAGATTCTTGTAGATCAATAGCATCTTCGTTTGCTACTGCATCTAAAATAATACTGCTCGTTTTATCTTCACAATCCTCGAGCTCATCATTTTCATGAGGATCATCTGATGCTTCAACATAATCTCTCATTATAGCCAATTCCAAGATATATTCTCTCACGGATTCTGACATGTAGTTAAATATTGGCATCTCACCTGAAATTGTAGTAATTATTTGTGATTCATCTAAAAATTCTATGCAGGTGATAGCCTTATTGTCATCACCTAATAAGATTGCGAATCCAAATGCAAGCCAGTGTTCACCCGCAGCAATTGCCTTATCAAACTCTTCGGATAATTGAATTTTCAATTCCTCTGTTATTTCTTGTTCTTGAATCTTCAAAAGTAACGCATTGTTTATTATTGCAAAGGAATTTATTTTTGCTGGAAGTGAATGTTCTCTCATTAACTTCAATATATATTCTGCTGTTTGGTAATCTTTATTTGACATAAAGTCAACGACTAAAGAAATTAATCTATTACCATCTTTGTTGTCAATGAAAAGTAAGCTATTTATCATTGGTATAAAGTTTGATATTGCATCTTTTAATTCATCATTTTCATCACTGTTTCTTTCAATCATTAACAATGAACGCAGATATAATGTTAATGACTCAATACTGAAGTGTGCCTTTAAGGAACGCTCAGCATAATCTTTAGCTTTATGAAAATCTTCTTTATGAAAAGCCGAGTTAGCAAGCAAAATATTCGGCATGCTATAAATGTGAATGTCTTTGCCATTTTTTAAAAATTCAGTTTCTTTTAACATAGTAGATAATGCTGATTGTGCATCTTCTGAATCAATATCTGTGCTGAATTGATTCATTTTAGCCCTTAAGCTTGTAATGAACTCTTTTGCAGAATTAATGTGAACTACATGTTCAGAAAGAAGTTTCATGTCTTTTTTAATGTATTCTGACTTTATATCATCATCTTCAAGGCCAGAAAAATATCTATCAAGCTTAGTTGATAAAGCCGAGTACGGGTCTGAAACTTCTTCCTGAAGGTTGAATCCAATGGAATGGTGAATTTCAGCCATTGCCTCATCAAATCCTTCTATTTCAATAAGATGGAACCTTGAGAAACGAGCGAGATTTTTCAGTTCTTCTGGGAGTTGTTCAAAAGTATTGCCTTTCCTGATGCACCAATAAATACCATGAGGGAAACTATTTTCAGAGTGAAGAAGTGTATTAAGAGTATCCATTATTGAACGATCATTACCAGCATAACCCATAACGATCATTCCAAATTCCGTTGCGTACTGTTTGAATTTAGTGCGCATATTATCTTCAAGAGACTCAAGCTCTCTAATTGTATTTTTCAGATCGTCAAACAAAAAATCACCATGCAACTTTACTATCTTCGGCCTATTTGATGTTAATCTTATATTTTTTATACTTGAGTCATGGGCGCATACTACCGGCCTTAAGTTGTTAGAAAATGTATAACAGGCTTCATTTATTAAATCATCAAAATTAGTAGTAAAAACCGTATTGAAGGTTTTCTCTTTCAGTAAATTAACTAAATATACATACCCCCATGAAGGGTTGCTGTTTACTATGCATCTTTCGATATATTCTCTTCGTTGAGTAGGTTGGTCATACAACTTTTCAAATAGTTCGGAATATTCATTACCCTTTTCTAACCACGGTTCTAACTTAAGTTTTTCTAGCCCATACATATCAATGTATGATGCCTTCCATTCCTCAATCATTTCTTTAGCGCTTTTTATTCCGCTAGTTATACTAGCACCTGCACCTAGAAATAAAGTGAAATTTGGGTGGTGTTCTTTAGTGGTTTTTAGGATATTTATTAAGTGTTTAAGAGGTTTGATGTTCATGCATATTAACCCGTATAGTAACTTTATAATTAAACTTCTAATGTTTATTTTAGTGGCTAAAAAACTTATTAAGTGATGTGCAAAGGAAATCAAAATTTATAATGTTAATCGGCAGGATCAAAAAAAACTTTAACCCTGTCAATCACATTTAGGTTCATCAATTTTATGAGTGTTAACTGTTAAACCAGCCTAAGCTTCGTCTCAACACCCACACCGATGATCCTGCAATTACCGTTGACTGGCGTCATCGGCCAGGCTGGATTCAGCCCCTTCAAATACTTCTGGCTGCCATCGAAAATCAGGCGCTTAAAAGTAGCCTCGTTCGAATCGGACAGCTTAGCGATTACCAAGCTGTTATTGATTGCATCACGACCGGTATCGAAGAGGACGAACGTTCCCTCTGGAATGCTCAGGCCGGCAGGTGCTGTCATGGAGTCACCCTCCACCTCAAGCCAGAACGCATCGCCCTGAATATGAGCGTCAGACTCTAGCCACAGGTCTATATCCTTCAGGGTGTAGGCTTCACATGCCTCCGCCCAAGCTCCCGCCTGAACCTTGCTAAGGACTGGGTATTTTTTTCCTGGGCTATAAGGTCGGTACCCGGATACATTTGCATCAACCGTGGCAGCATAGCGGCCTACTTCAGCAGCTAGAGTAGGGCTTATTTCGGATACTTGAGCATTCAAAATTCTGGCGAACGCCGTTACCGTTGGCACGTTCAATCCAATCCTTCCGTTCAAGTAATGGCCCACAGCACCTTGAGAAATCCCCATCTCATCAGCGATCGTGTACTGGGTTACCCCTAATTGCTTTTTCTTGGACTCATACAAAGCCTTCAGGCGCTTAGCGTCTTCAAGTTGGGTTGCAGTCAGATTTTTTTTGTTTTCCATAATCACATTCTAATACCAACAGTAATCAATAATGAAATACCCCAGATATTTACTTGTATAAATACTTGTAGTATTCTTTTGGTTGTGAATCCCAAGGAGTGATTTATGAATCGAATGACTTTAGAGGATTACGCAAAGATTCACGGCCAAGCCAAGGCTGCTAAGGATTTCGGCGTTATCCAATGTGCGATTAGTAAGGCCATTCGCACAGGCCGCAATATATTTGTGACTATCGGCAAAGATGGTGTTGTTAAGGGGGAAGAGCTGAAACCTTTCCCAAGCACCAAGAAGTAATCATCACCGCTCCTTAAAACTTTGAAGCCGCTCCCACCGAAATGTCGGAGCAAAACCCAAGTGACTTGCTCACCGCAAAGTCACGAAAAAACACAATCAACACGGAGAAGTATCGGATATGGAACACGCAAACAACAGCAAGTTAATCAACCAGGTAGAAACAGAACTCCGCTCCCGGCTAACCCATAAAGGCCAACGCGCATTAGCGAGTGAGGCAGGGTGGCACGAATCAAAAGTAAGCCGCTTGAATCTTCGCGACATGGCGACTGTTTTCGTGCTGCTGGAAAAGGTGTGGGAGACAAGCCTGATCGCTGAGGTTGCCAGGCAGGCAGTCGAAGCTGTGATGGGAAAAGAAAAAGCCCCAAACGCTGGAACGCTTGAGGCCTGATGCGAAAAGACTGGATCAATTCACAGGAGTAATTATGTCATCACTTTCACAGTTGTACAAATACAAAGACCAGAACGGCACTGAAACCACGGTACGAAAGACCTTCCTTGTTCCGCTGTCAGAAATCTATGTCGAGCCGGGATATAACGTCCGAGATATCGACCAGGCGCATGTTGAAGAATTCCGGGATGCATTCATTGCCGGTGAGTTTGTTCCGCCGCTGGCGGTTCAGGTCACTGAGCAGGGCGTTAAAGTCATCGACGGCCATCACCGGTATTACGGCGCAAAGCTGGCTACCGAATCCGGTACCGAGATTCCACGCCTGGAGTGCAAAGACTTTGTTGGCACTGAAGCCGATCGCATTGCCTTCATGGTCACCAGTTCTCAGGGTAAGGCTTTGGCTCCACTGGAGCGCGCGGCCGCTTATCTGCGCCTGAGCAATCAGGGTTGGGAAGTTGGTGAGATAGCGAAGAAGGTAAAACGCAGCGTTGCTGACATTGATCACCATCTTCAGCTGCTGGAGTGCGGCGACAGTCTGATTGAAATGGTCAGGGCAGGTGAGGTGGCGCCCACGACTGCGGTCGCTCTTTCCCGCCAGCACGGCACACACGCCGCCGCAGTCGCTGAGATTCAACTGGGCAAGGCCAAAGCATCTGGCAAGACCAAGCTTACCAAATCAGCGGCAATGCCTCAGTTCAGCGCTCACAAGGCACGTCGACTGGCTGAATTGCTGGTTGATGCTGAGTTCGGTGTTGATGGTGGTTTTCACCAGCTAATCCTCTCTCAAGGCACCGTTGAAGAGATTAAACGCATTCTCGCTGAATACCGTTCAGGTGTCGGCGGAAAACAGGGTGAGGAAGCAGTATGAGCCTCGCCAAAGTAATCCAGTTCCCAAAACAAACCGAGCAAACGGGAGGTCATATGGCCGACCTGTCCAACGGGTATACCAAAGTAGCCAACGAGATACAGCAGCTTAAGCCTCGCCTGAGAATGTCGGGCAGGGAGTGGCAGTGCTTTGAAGCGGTGATATGGCTTACCTACGGATGGAATAAAAAACAGGACAGGGTAACGAACACTGTAATCGCTGAAATGACAGGCCTCAGTGATAAGCATGTTTGTGATGCCATCAAGTCTCTGGCAGAACGCAATATAATCTTCAGCCGCAAGCAAGGAATGATGAAGTTGGTTGGCGTGAATACAGAGATTTCAGCATGGATTTTAGATAGACCGGAAATGGGAACAAAATCCCCGAAAACGGGAATAAGGCTCCCGGAATCAGGTAAAACATCCCCGGAAACGGTAACCACCCAATACAAGAACAAGAACACTAATAAAACCCCCCTTAATCCCCCCAAGGGGAAAACTAAATCATTCGATCCGATGGCTGTAGAAATTCCTGAATGGCTGAGCAAAGGCGCTTGGCAGGAGTGGGTTCAGTACCGGAAAGAATCCCGGAAGTCTATTAACTCTCAACTGACGGTGACCAAGGCCTTCAATGCGCTCAATGATTACCGCTCTGAAGGCCATGACCCGGTGGATGTTATCAACCACTGTATCGCCAATAGCTACCAAGGCCTTTATCCACCAAAGGGCAAGCAAAGCCGGCAACAGGGCGTTGCTCAGCCTTCAAAGCCAATGAATCACATTCCGGAGGGCTTCACAGGATGAGCACACATGACCTACTGAAACGCCTACAGGCTTCAATGCCTCCCGGCGTGCAACCGAAGTTCACCACTGGCGAGGAGTGGAAAGCCTGGCAGGAAGAGCAGGGCCGGATTTCATCTCAGCGCGTTGCCGAACGGAACCGACTTACCCGGCTTCAGGCTGTGCTCGGGCGTTCAGGAATTCAGGGGCTTCACCAGTCCTGCACCTTCCAGAACTACAACGCCGACCTGCCAGGCCAACAGCACGCACTTGGAATGGCAAAGCAATACGCCTTCCAGTTTGGCAATGGCTTTGGTGGGTTCATTTTCAGCGGCGGTTGCGGCACTGGAAAGAATCACCTGGCGGCCGCGATCGGCAATCATCTGCTTTCAAAGGGCCAGTCTGTGCTCGTTGTTACCGTTCCTGACCTGATGATGCGATTTCGTGAAACGTACCAGGATGGCGCCCGACTGAGTGAGTCAGACCTGATGAAAGACCTCTGCAATGTTGACCTACTGGTGCTCGATGATATCGGCGTGCAGCGAGGCAACAAAAACGAGGAAGTGGTGCTTTTCCAGATCGTGGATAACCGTCTGAGCAACCGTAAGGCTGTCGGCATGCTGACCAATCTGGACGAGAAGGGCATGACCGAAGTGCTGACTGAGCGGATCATGGACCGGATGATAATGGACGGCGGCATGTGGATAAACTTCGACTGGTCCAGTTACCGTAGCCAGGTGAAATCATAATTTTGTCATTGGATGTTTGGATATCACTTACAAGCCATCACTCGTAATAGCTGTATTTGCATTGTTTTCTGCAGCAATTGACGCATGCAAAGCTATGAAATAATTATCACACCGATAACAAGAGCGGCTGTATTGCGGCTTGTGAAATAACAAATACCCTACTGAAACACAGGAGCAATTCGTGACAGCTGATGTAATCCCATTAAAACCCCGCCAAGACCATCTATCCGAAGTCAGCAATGCACTGTTGCTGCTGAAAGTGATGGTTGCCCAAAATCACAGCCCGGTGCTAATCAGCGAAATACTGATGAAAGCAGAGTATGAACTCGCTTTGCACAGGGAGCAGGTAAAAAGGAGGTAGAGTTTGAACAAGCAAAGTTACTTTCTGATTGATTCAGAACGACGACGAAACTGCATTGAATTCATCAAGACCCTACCAGCCAATCCCGCTTCACCCCTCGTAGTAACCATCCAAGAGAAAACCCGCAGCCTCGACCAGAACGCCAAGCTTTGGGCGACGCTTTCTGACGTCTCCGATCAGGTTGACTGGCATGGACGCAAACTGACCAGTGAAGAATGGAAATGGGTGTTTACCGCGGCGCTGAAAAAGCAGGATGTCGTGCCGGGGATTGATGGCGGCTTTGTGGTTTTAGGCCAGTCAACCAGCCGCATGACCGTCGGTGAAATGCGGGACTTAATCGAACTAATCAGCGCCTTTGGTGCAGAGCAGGGCGTCCGCTTCGGTGATGAAGCATCTGAAGCCTTGCAATGGGCCCGGCGTTACGGGAGAGCAGCATGAGCAAAGTAAAAGTGGCAATCAGTGAAGCGCTGGAATCAGGTGAATGGCTTACCGCCAGCGAGATTACAGCCAGAACCCAGTTTGCAGGCCCATCGATAAAGGTAACCCTGTCCCGGATGTGCTCTGACAGCCTGGTTATCAGCAAAGACAATCCTCAGGTCATCGGCGGGTTGCTCTACAAAAAAGGCATCGTCAATTCTGGTTTCGGCATTGGAAACATCGCTCAGCTGGACAAGCTTCTCCGCGAGGTCAGGCCATGAGAAAAGGCAGATATGAGCATTACACCCGTGAGGATGCGGCCAAAATCGCAAAGCTCAGGAAGTCAGGTCTAACGTGGGGCGTCATTTCAGAGCGGCTCGGCATCTCGAAACGAACATGCTACAGCCTGTGGGAGAAAGCCAGATGAGCAAATCATGGTTCCACCACTCAGACTGCACCACCGAAGAAGCAAACCAGTTAATCCTCAGCTACACCGCCCGCAACATCAAAACCGAAAAGCACCTCGCCGCCGACTACAAGTCCTGGACGGTTTCTGCATTGCTGCCTGAAACCAAATACGAACCGATCCCAAGCAAGCGCTGGGAACAGCCGATATGGAGCAGGGCATGATTACCGAAAAAATGAATCATGACGAGTTATGCATGCGCGCCGATCGCTATTTGCGCTCTAACGGATTTGGCGTGGCTTTTAACGATAAGTTCCGCGCCTACTCAGGAACAGGCGAGCTACCTGATGCCATTGGTTTCCGTAATGGGGTTTCCTGCCTGATTGAAGTGAAATGCTCCCGAGGAGATTTCCACGCAGACAAGAAAAAGCACTTTCGCATCGACCCGGCGGCTGGGATGGGTGACTGGCGATTCTTTATGTGTGAGCCCGGCATCATAGAGGTTTCAGACCTGCCTGCAGGCTGGGGACTGCTTCACGTTAAAGGCAATAGGGTGCTGAAGGTTCACGGCTGGCCGCCTAATTCGTGGTGGTTCTCACAGAAACCTTTTACAGGGAATAAACAGGCTGAATGCGATTTCATGTATAGCGCACTTCGCCGGATGGTTGTTCGCGGACACTTCAATGAGATTTATGACGGCCTACCGGTGATTGGCGAGGTGACTGATGACACAGCCGCCTGACCCACTTTGCGCCAACTGTGGAATTCCACTCTCGCCTGATGAGTGCCACGTCTGCGACGAGTGCGCCGCGTTCTACGAAATGACCGATCCCAATTTCAGAATGGAGGATGAAGATGGCAACAGTCATCAAGCCGCCGAAGAAGCCTAAGCCGAAGAAATGCCCAATCTGCACCACCGAATACATCCCTCGCTCCAGCCTTCAGAAAGTTTGCCATGACTGGCATTGCGCCCTCGAATTCAACAAGCAACGTGACGCTGATATTGCTGCGCGTGAAATACGCAAGCAGGAGAAGCTACAGCGTGATGATTTGCGTGCGAGAAGGGAAAGACTAAAGGGAAAATCGGAGTGGTCTAAAGAGGCGCAGATTGCGGTAAATCGGTACATATTTTGGCGTGATTTCGGACATCCCTGTATTGCGTGCGGGAAAGAGCTGAATTATGGCGTCCGGGGCGGAGCAGTAGACGCAAGCCATTACCGTTCTCGCGGCTCAGCATCCCATCACAGATACAATGTTTTCAACATTCATGCCGGTTGCGTTCGCTGTAACCGGGAGCTTTCCGGGAACCTGATCCCATTCCGCATAAACCTTATCGATAAGATTGGCGCTGATCGCGTTGAACAACTCGAACACGACAACACCCCTCGCAAATTCGATATCGACTACCTGAAACGAGTGAAATCCATCTTCACGCGCCGGGCTCGTCATTACGAAAAGTTGCGCAAAAGACATCTGGAGGCCGCATGACCGAATACCTCAAAGAAAAATGGCGGATGCTTAGGCTCTATCACACCCACAACACTTTCCCGATTGACTACCGCATCCTCCGCAACACAGCAAAGCTAATGGGAGCCAGAAATGAGCCTAGAATCAGCCGTTAAATACTTCTTCCCAAAGAGCACCCAGATAAGCGACTCACCACGGGCAACCGCGTCAGAGGCATTAACCGGAACTGACCAGATGGCAGCAATGGGGATGGTTCAATCGATGGCGCCAATGGGGTTTAGCGCGTTCTTGGGGAAAGTTGGGGTAAGTAATAACGACTCCCGACGAGCCGTTACTCTGTTAACTGAATATGCCTTACAAACCTGCGATAAGGTTGCCGCCTTACGCAAACTCGATACAGATATTAAACCAGCGGTCATGCAAACACTCGCAACTTATGCCTATCAGGATTATTGCCGCAGCGCAGCCAGCCTCAAGCCGTGCGACTGTTGTGCCGGTGAGGGCTTCATTGCTGCAGAAGTGGTGACGATGAAATCAATGCTCTCAGGTGTGGCAAACAGGCAGGTAAGGGAGCAAGTCCGCGTCCTGTGCAAGCCCTGCAAGGGTAAGGGGGTTATCTCGGCAGCTTGCCGGGATTGTAGCGGCAGGGGGCGGGCGGTCGATCGCAAAAAGACTGAAGAACAGGGCTTGCCGGTAATGTGTGACTGCAAGCAGTGCGGTGGGCGAGGCTATGATCGCATACCCTCAACTGAAGCATATCGGGCTGTTTGCAAGTTGACCGACAGTATCAGCCAGGCAACATGGGAAAAGAGCGGCAAGAAATTCTATGATCAGTTATTGGGCAAAGTTGAGATAGAGGAATCGTGGGCTAACTCAGTGTTGAGCAAAGTGACTGCATAGCGCAATAAGAAATAGCTCATTAATTTATCGTGAGCTATTTACTTTTCCGGAAGTCAGGGATATAGTCCTCTAACACTAGAAATCCGTTGCTTGTTACGGTGATCTAGAAAAGAAGCCTCGGCCTTAACGGTTGGGGCTTTTTTATTGCCTGAAGCATACAGGGTAAACCTCTAAGCAATGACAGGAATCAAGCTGAACACATAAATTTCATTTCTTGGTTATACCGGGCAGATGTATTCTCTTTGGCTTGAATACTTGCCCTGGGTTGGACTAATGAAACTTAGATTACTGATGATTTTTGGTGTGGTGCTGCTATCAGGCTGCGCTAGTGATGATATCGAAGATATGCCGCGTGACGCCCGTATAAAGTTCGCCAACATGGAAGGGTACTCAAATAATCCTTACCCCAATGCGGCAATGCTTGGAGAAGTCACTGGCATGAGTTGTGCTAGGAGGGGAGGTTCTTCAACCATGATAACTGAAGTTGGTGGAAATCTTTTTGCTACCACTTCAGGACCCGATGTAGCTACCGGGGCTGAGGCTTTGGAAAACATGCGCTACAAAGCTGCAATGAAAGGCGGCGACGCTGTAGTGAATGCAGTGTGCAAATCTGGCGGTGTTGACTGGGGGCATAATTGCTGGTCAACGGTGAAATGCGTTGGAGATGTCGTTAAAAAATAAAACCAATCAACACGATAGGGCTCGCCTCGGCGGGCTTTTTTTATGTCTGAGATCTGGCCACATGAGCCGAATAATGAATTTAATCGGCTCACTCCTGCATGGAGTAAGCAAAAATGTTGACTTGGTAATCATAAATGTTTACTATAGTTCCATGTTCAACAGACAGGAGGAGTAGTGAAGCAAAGCGAGTTCAGGCGGTGGCTTGAATCTCAGGGAGTTGAAGTTTCAAACGGCACAAACCACTTGAAGCTGAGACTAAACGGGAAGGTGAGTGTAATGCCTAGACATCCCGGAGCTGAGTTAAAAGAACCACTGCGAAAGGCCATACTCAAGCAGTTAGGTCTGAAATAACAAACCAGCCCCTCGGGGCTGGTACTCGCGGAGATTCACTAAGACGATATGCGATACCCTATAAATCTGGAATCGTGCGAAGGGGGATATTTTGTTTCATTCCCTGATATCCCCGCAGCGCTGACTCAGGGCGACACGCGAGAAGAAGCGTTAGAGATGGGGCTGGATGCGCTGGTTACTTCATTCGATTTTTACTTTGAAGATAATCGGCCTGTTCCGCTTCCCGGTGATATAACCGGCGATTACGTTGATGTGCCCGCCAGCGTGGCGGCAAAGGTGATGATGCTCAATGCGTTCATTGATTCCGGCTTAACTCAGGTTGAGCTGGCTTCGCGCATGGGGGTAAAAAAGCAGGAAGTAACGCGGCTTTTTAATCTGCATCACTCAACGAAAATCGACACTATTCAGAAGGCGCTATCCGCGCTGGGTAAACGGTTGGAACTGACCGTAGAATAAACCACCAACATTATTCAAAGGCTGCCTTCGGGTGGCCTTTTTTCGTTTTGCGCTCCGTGAATCCCCTTAAGACTCTCCTGTGTCCATTCTCACGGCAGCGCATTTTATTACAACAGCAAAAGAGCCGGTCTGACCGGGATCGCCGGAGACGGCTATGGCATTTGATATAACCAAAGAGTTCTTCATTGGTGCTGGCGGTTCTCTGGCCGCATCCATTGCTGGAGTCATGGCGTTTGGTCGATACTGGGTTAGCAGCAGGGCTCAGAACGCGAATGACAAATCTCAGATCAACATGCTGCAGTGGCAGATGGATCAGTTAAAGCTTTCCAAGGAAGAGAACAAGCAGCTGCGTGATGAGATAGAAGAGCGTGACGAGACGATCAGAAAGTATTGGGCTGAGATATCAGAAACCAAAACTACGCTCCAGATAATCCAGTTATCCCAAAAACACCTCGAAGAACAAAACACCCTACTTAAGGAGCAGGTGAAAGAACTGACCACCTCAAACATGGAGATGGTTAAGCAACTCATCGAGCTTCGAGAATCCCTGAGGGTTCAATGATGATCAAGAACTCCCAAGGTGAAACCATCCTGACCTGGCAAATGCTGGTGATTATTTCCTTAACGTCATTCGCAATATTCCTTGGCGGGGTTTCATCCGGTTACTTCTACTTTCGTGCTGAGTACCTGCCAAAGGCAGAGGCTCGCGACAAGGTAGTTGAAGAGATTAAGAAGCAGGTCGATCAGCTTCCCACTCAAAAAGAACTTAAGCAGGCGGTAACGGAGGATTCGAAGTGAGCCAGATTATTGCGATCCTCAATTACGAAGAGGGTTATCGGGAAATTCCTTACGTTGATAGTGAGGGTTACCCGACAGTAGCGGTCGGCATCAAGATTGGCCCCAAAAATGCCAACCTTGCCAACTACACGTTCCGTGTGCCTAAAGCAGTCAGTGACACCTGGACGCAGTGCATGGTTGACCAGAAAATCCGCGACATGAACACCCGCCAGAATATTGCCGTTGCGCTGAAGCAATGCAATCCGGCGCGCGCAGACATCCTCTACTCCATGGCATATCAGATGGGCGTGGATGGGCTGGCGGCATTCAAGAACACGCTGGTGATGATTTCTAACGGCAACTTCTCAGGCGCGTCCGCCGGCATGCTCAACAGCAAGTGGGCAGTGCAAACGCCAAGCCGAGCACAACGCCACGCTGAAGTAATGCGCACCGGTAGTTATGACGCTTACAAGGGGCTGATATGAGCCTGTTAATTTTCTTCGCCATCATCCTGATCGCCATCTTCGCCTTATTGCTAATCCGCAAATACTCATCCATTGAGTTTGTGGCGCATGCCCGGCTGCTATTCAAAGCCTGGTCCGTGTGGCTGGCCTCGATCGGTTCAGCTCTAAGCGCATGGGTTCAGTCTTTCCCTGATGCCGCTATGAATGGCTGGAACATGCTTCCACCTGACATCAAGTCATTTCTGCCTCAGAACTACCTTGGCCTCATCGGGGCGTTCATGGTGGCAATGGCCGTCATGTCCCAATTCATCCGCCAGCACAAACTGGTAGTGCAGAAGCAGGAAATGGAGCGCACACCATGAACGAATTCATCTCACTGTTTACGGGTAGCTGGGGCTGGTTAGCCGGCCTTGGGCTGGCTGCTGCTGCACTGGTTGGCACATATCTTGGCGGAAAGAAGATTGGCGCCGTGAAAACTCAGGCGGCCGCAGACGTCACCGCGGCGAAAGTCGAATCAGCTCAGGTATCTGCCGTAGCTGAAAAGCAGAAAGAAAACACACAGGTGGTGAAGGATGTTCAGCAAAGCAATTCTGCTCTCAGCTATGACGCTGCTCGCAACAAGCTGCAGCAATCCCGTTTCAACAGGCCAGAGTAACCCGACCACTGTAGCTGACTCCAGCTGCACTCTATTCGGCCCGATCTACACCTACGGCAAAGACTCTGAGCTGATGGACATTCGTACCGTCAGGGAAATCAACACGCATAACGACACCTACGTGAAAGTTTGCGGAGAGCCAAAATGAACATCCTTAAACGAGCCTGGCTATGGCTCATCACAAAACACCAGAAGGAAACACCTGTGACCGACATTACAGCATCAGATACCGCACCAGAATCAACCACCACCGTGCAGAACGTGACAGTTGATCCAACTCCAATCCCAGCCACAGTGGAAGTGGTAAAAACCGGCGTGAAGGACTTCGAAGCGGCTTTTGCATTCGTTGAAGCTGGTGTTGCTCAGCTGGGTGACGCTGCAAAAGATGAATTGAAAGCGCTGGCCCAGAAATATCTCTAACTGACCCTAAGTTACCTTCAGCACTATCAGCCTCGCATCTGCGGGGCTTTTTAACATCCAGAAGACAGTGGTGGAGTATTACAAACTACTTCCATTCGCGCATCTCACGCGCATATCAACGAGAGCCTTTCAGTAAGCGAGCCTGAGAATAGCCGTTATAGGTGGCGACCTTCTCTCGGGCGGCTTTTCTGTGAGACAGGCTCACTTTCTAAAAGGTAAAACGCAATGACATATCCAACAGTGATCGTAAATGGCGTATCTGTCCGGGTGGATAGCGAAGGCCGCTATAACCTGAATGACCTTCACGCTGCTGCTGTGTTGAAAGGTGAGGCAACTGACAATCAGAGGCCTAGTCAGTTCATGCGAAGCAAGCAAGTGCGCAAGTTTGTACAGACATTGAGCGCAGTGCAAAAATGCACGGCGGTTGATTCTGTTAATGGCGGACCAACCCACGGCGTGTGGGGAATGGAATTGGTAGCTATTCGATACGCCGCCTGGCTCAGTCCAGAGTTTGAAATCCGGGTATATGAAACGTTCCGTGAAGCCGTACTCAATGGCATTGGCAACATGACTCGCCTTAACCGGCTAGACCTGCTGATCGCAAGTGAAACCAAAGAGGTAAGCGCCTGCGCCCGCAAGATGAATAAGTGGGGAGTGGGCGGCCGCAAGAGAATGCTCAGTGGCACCAGAGAAAACCTGCTGGAACAGTTAGACCCGGACATGGTTGCACTGATGGGAGGAAAGGCAGCATAGCCAACGCAAATCTGCGTCGGCAGAGAGCCAATTTCACAACGGTTTTTCTTTAGTTGACGCGAAACGCACATAAAACCAAAAATAGTTACCGCTATCACATCATTGGAAAATAATTTTTAGGATAATGTTAACTCAATGAAATTATCACCAATGGTGATCAAATGAAATCTTCCGGCTTTTATTTTCTGTTATCTGACGATAGTAAAGTTTTCATTTCTCCAAATTCAGGCATGGAAAAGTGCTCTGCGGTATATAAGGGATTAGAAATCTTAGTGGATGTGGAAGGAGGCTCATTTTCCTCATCTAATATTGAAAGTGAAAAAAATAGCTTGGGAGTCAAAGAGTTTAAGAGAGTTGATCTTGATGATCCCAAAGATGATAAATCGGGAGGTGTCGATGCAAAGGGATGCCGCGTATCAGGCTGCTGCTGCAACTGTGGTGGTGGATGGATCTGCTAATTACTATTCACAGAATGCTATCTAAGCTCCGCCTACGGGTGGTTATTTATAGCATCACAAAGCGCATTTACGAGTGCGCTTGAAGATGAATCATAAATTTTGCTTCACTAAGATTAATCCTAACGGTAGTGTATAACCTCACTTTATGAAAAGGAGGCTGTGATGTTAGATGGCTATTATGACTTGGATGGGACGCGTGGTGAGCAGGTAGCAACCGAGCGGAAAAGGCTATTAGCAGTAAAAGCTGCTTTAGAAATTGCAAAAGCTGCGGTTGGAAGCAATGCTTCTTCAACAGTTTCAAGAGCTGATGACGACTTGAAAAATGTTGCAAAAGAAGTGGCTAATTTAGCTGATGCCATTCAGGCCGCTTTAGCGAAGTGATCTATTAATATTAAGTACAACCGCCTACGGGCGGTTTTTTTTGTTGGTGCATCAGTTAGAAAACATCGGGGAAATCCAGTGATAAACTGTCTCATAAACAGAGCCGTGGTAAGTATTTTCAATGCTGCTAAGGTAGATAATCATCGATTCTATGGTTGTGTCAGTCAACAAGGTGTTTATTCGGGCAGGTTGGTCATCATCTTCATCAATGTATTCAAAAAGTAAGGCAGGTCTGCCGTTCAGGATCACGTCTGAGATAACTACATTATAAGTTCCACTCAGTTCAAACTGGATTTTGAAGTTACCAAGAATCTCATGGCTACGAGGATAAAAATAGAGCGATTCATTTTTATTAAGTGCTGTTTCCCAATCAAAAATACCCATTTTTTTAAAATCCAATTCATTGGTTTATAAGTAATATCTCGAATTTCATCGCGCAAGCCAAGGAATATCCAATGACCAAACTTGACTGGAAGTCTACCGAATCGGCTTACCGGGATGGCTATATGCGCTTTCCATCGACAGTAACGCTGGCATCAGCTGAACTGTTAGGAATGTAGATTCTCACCTTCTTTCCAGCATCGGTAATCACTTCAATGGTGACTGATGTTGAAGGCGCGCCAGTATCGTCGCCAGTGAAAAAAGTAACCGTATCTATTGAGTTTTTACCTTCAATGATTGGCATAAGGTCACCATTAACCAAGCCAGCGTAAATTTTCACGTTGCCCATTAGCATCTCCCAAAGGAATTCACATGGCACTCACCGACAAACAAGAAATGTTCTGTCGCGAGTACCTCATCGATTTGAACGCCACGCAAGCGGCAATTCGGGCGGGGTATAGCGAAAATACCGCCCGCAAGATTGGTAGTGAGAACCTCTCAAAACCAGACATCCAAAATAGAATCGCCGAACTCAAAGTACAACGCAACGAGCAAGTAAACATTGATGCTGCTTATGTTCTGCGCCGCCTGGTTGAGATAGATGAAATGGACGTGCTGGACATCCTTAAAGATGACGGCGGACTGAAAATGGTTCACGAATGGCCGAAGGTTTGGCGCACCACATTAAGTGGTCTGGACATCCTCACGACCGTCACCAATTTCGATGAAACGACCATGGAAAACATCCTCAAGAAAATTAAGTGGCCGGACAAGGTTAAAAACCTTGAGTTGCTCGGAAAGCACATCTCGGTGATGGCCTTCAAAGAGCAGGCGACCCATGAGCACACTGGTAAGAACGGCGGTCCTGTAGAAACGGCTGTACTGAGTAAAGACGAATACAAGGCTGCCCGGCGGGAGATGTTGGAGGATGACGACTGCTGAGCAAAAGAACTATGCGCGCCGGTTAGAGTGTGAGGAAGACGGTCTCTATTACGCCCGCTACTTCTTCAAGCAACGCACCGGCGGGAAGATGATTGTCGCGCCGCATCACAAAGTGATTCAGCAAACGCTGGACCGCGTTATCGATGGTGAGATTACCCGGCTCATTATCAACGTTCCGCCTGGCTACACCAAAACAGAATTGGCAACTATTAACATGATGGGCCGGGGGCTGACGCTCAATAACCGTGCCCGATTCATGCATCTGTCTTATTCGCACAACCTCGCACTACTCAATTCATCTACCGCACGCAGCATGATCAGGTCTCAGACTTATCAGAGCATGTGGCCGATGGAATTGCGGGACGATGCTGACAGCAAGGCGATGTGGTGGAACGAGTTTGGGGGGGGTGTTTATGCCTCTTCAGCTGCAGGACAGGTTACTGGCTTTCGAGCTGGTCATATGGAGCCAGGCTGGCAGGGCGCATTGATTATTGATGACCCGGTAAAGCCTGACGATGCCTATAGCGAGACAGTTCGCGATGGCGTTAACAACCGCTTCAACGAAACCATCAAGTCACGCCTGGCTATTGAAACCACGCCGATGATCGTGATTATGCAGCGCATCCACTATCAGGACTTGAGCGGGTATCTCCTGCGGGGCGGTAGCGGTGAAAAGTGGCATCACCTGAATTTGCCAGTGCTCATCGACAATAGCCAGTCTTACGCCGCGCTTTACCCAGAGAATACCCACGCCATACCGATTGAACATGGCCTGGCAGAAGGCTGGCTCTGGCCCTTCAAGCACAACGAATCGCATCGCATTTCGCTGTTCTCTCACCGCAGAACGGCTGAGGCGCAGTACATGCAAAAGCCACGGCGCTTTAATGCCGAAGGTGCGCTGTGGAATGAGGGGATGATAGCCAGCGCGCGTGCGCTGCAAATTGCTATAGATGCGACTCGCACAGTGATCGCGATCGACCCTCAGGTGACCAATAACGAGGACAGCGATGAAACAGGCATTGTCGCTGCAAGTTCATACGGCAAAGGTAATGAGCGCATGTTCTCAGTGGATGCGGACTACTCTGGCAAATTCTCGCCGAATGGGTGGGCCAAAAAAGCCATATGGGCCTACAACGAACATCGCGCTGAAGCGATCGTGATCGAAACCAATCAGGGTGGCGACATGGCCGAGGATACCTTGCGAAATGCCGGGTTTACCGGCCGCATCATTCGGGTACACGCCAGCAAAGGGAAGTATGCCAGGGCTGAGCCGATTTCAGCCCTTTATGAGCAAGGCCGTGTGGCGCATAGAGGCAACCTCTACGCCCTGGAAAATCAGCTGATGGAGTACGTACCTGCAACCTCTAAAAAATCACCAGACCGGCTCGATGCGCTGGTTTGGGCAATAACCGAATTGTTCCAGCCGAAAGGAACGACGGTCAGGCCTTTCTCTGGATAACTGGATAAAACAATGAGTAATGACGTTCGCAACAGGTCAGCAAAAGTCGAGGCCATCGCCACTTGCTGGCCGATGATTACTGCCTTACTCGGCGGTACGTCTGCAATGCGCGATGCCGGGAAAGTTTATCTTCCTCAGTGGCCGAATGAGGACGAAGGCTTTTATAAAAGTCGCCTGAAATCAGCCACCCTGTTTCCTGCTTTCTCACGAACCATTGAAGTGCTTAGCGGAAAGCCGTTTTCCCGCCCGGTTACATGGGATGAGAAGAAGGTGCCTGAGAGCATTCAGAAAATGTTCCCGGATATCGATATGCAGGGAACAAACCTGCATTCGTTCCTTGCCAGCGTTTGCGAAGAGGCAATGGGGTACGGCTTGTCTGGAATATTGGTAGAACATCCACCCACCGAAGGAAATCTGACTGTAGCTGAAGAGAAACGCCGTGGACTGAGGCCTTACTTTGCCAAGATAGCCGGCAACAGCTTGCTGGACTTCGACTCAAAGCAGATTGATGGTCAGGAGACATTCACCATGCTCCGCTTCGTGGAAGTAGTATCTGAGCGTGATCCGCAAAATGAGTTTGCTGAGAAACAAATTGAGCAGGTCAGGGTACTGAATATCGGCAGGTGGCGAATCTATCGTGAGAAGAAAAACGAGACGACTGGCGCTATAGAGTGGTCGCTGCATCAGGAGGGAACAACCAGCCTGCAGAAGATTACCTTCGTGCCGGTCTATGGTGACCGACTGGGATTCATGCAGTCCAAGCCGCCAATGGCTGAGCTGGCCTTCCTGAACGTCGAGCACTGGCAGTCTAAAAGCGACCAGCAGACAATTCTTCACGTTGCCCGCGTACCGGTCCTCTTCGGTAGAAAGTTGGGTGATGGGCCGATCACCGTAGGCGCCGCGTCTGCGATAGTTTCTGATGAAGAAGGCGCAGATCTCAAGTACGTCGAACATACCGGCAAAGCCATTGAAGCCGGCCGCATTGATATCCTCGACCTTGAGGACAAGATGCGGCAAATCGGTGCTGAGCTACTTGTTGTGAAGCCGGGACGGCAAACGGTTGTTCAGACTGTGGCTGATAATGAGGCCGGTACGTGCGCACTCCAGCGCATCATCGGCGATCTCACAGACGCAA